GTAGAATTATAGTTAGGTGTATCAGTTGATCCAACATAGCCGTCTAAACGTTCAAGTTTAGGAGGTTGTATAAGCTGATCTATTGTACTGGCTAAAAACTTTGAGTTCTTTTCTGTTCTAAAAAACTCTGGTAATAGGTTAACGCTTTTGATTGTCCTTTCAGCCATTATTATGTTCCACTAACGATGTTTGTAGTCTTAAGTTGCGAAGCAGTTATTGCATCGATAACTTCAATATCTGCGGCAGACGCCCCATTAATAAAAATTTCATTACTTAGACAGGAAACTTCATATAAGCTACCAAATGCATTATTAGATTTAGGAACTATAACAAAGTTGGTAATATCCGGCGTCATAATGTTCATTACATATGTTGCCAGTTCACTAAAATAAAATGTTTGACCGAAATCCCAATTCTCTAATCTAAAGAAATCTTCAATAGCAGTCAAAACTCTACTCTTAATCTCGTTGTCGCTTACTGGCCTAGACGTATTTTTTACTGCTTTGAATGTTGCCTGTAAGTTTTCCGACGCTTGATAACCAAATAATACTTTATATTTTACAGGTTGAAACACTAGCTCATCACTTATTGTTTTAATTGGTTCTAAAATTCCGCTGTAACTTTGTTCAAGACTTTGACTGGTAGGAGCCATAGGCTCAGTGCCTACTCCAGTCAACAACCACGAACGATATTCTGTATCGTATCCGGCAGTTAATAGGTATATGTCAATAATATTACTCTTACTTGGATCTATTCGTCTATCTTCACTACTGTTATGAACATAATGAAACTTAAGATTAGAACGGCCTGGATATACAGTATAATCTGATTCATACACCCACGGGTCGCTTACATCTGCATCTATTAGACTATATCGTTTTACAACATTAAAATCTACATCATAAAAATAATACAAATCTCCTTCTGTTCTAGCGGTTAATGGAACATTATCTGGATTTGAATATGCAGTGATTTCTTCTGCATCTGCCAATTGATATCTTAGACCGTCTGCCATCTTTTTAAAATACACAAACTTATTTTTTTGCCAAGAGCCATCTAGACCAATAACTGTGCCTGTTGTAGTAGGAGAAACTACATTAGTAAATGCATCTGGATCTGCTATCTCTCCGGTTTCAGTCCTATCGTAAAAACTTATTTTGACCTTTTTAGGTTCAACAAATCCATCTGCTTCAACAACAGATTTGTCTATTTGCCAAACATAATCTTTTGATAAACCTTGTTGAGAACTATTAGGGTTTTGATTAATAGCTAGAACTTTTATTTGATCTCTTACAACACTATTAGAAGTATAATCAAAGTTCACAGTATTTTCATCTACAAAAAATCCTGTTTCTTTGTCACTTTCGAAAATATAATCTGTTTGTCTGTGACGAACTTTATAACTTTTTCCAGTCCAAGTAAATGCCACTAACCAACTAGCATCAAGGTTAACATTATCTACATTGCCCTGATTAGTTAGGCTAAAAGGATTAACTAAATCAAGATTTGTATCTAAAATAATATTCCATTGATAAGTTTTTTGACTGAAAGATAACCCAAAGTTTCTTTGATTGAGACAAAGATTAACCAGCTCAGTTTCAAAGGCATATGTAAAAACATCTACAAACTTAGGTATAACTTCAGCTGGAATAGCAGTGTTTGGGATAATATTACTTAGAAAAATAGGACCTGTTCCATCATCCAATGCGCCTAACCCTGTGTTAGAACCATCACCCACCACCTGTACCACTCTAGTCCAAATATAACTTAATGTAGTAGGGCTAGCATTTGCTGTTAGTTTGCCGTTACTGGTGAAATATTTTCCGCTAGGAGGAACAAACTTAATCATTGCCCCCGGTGTTACAAACTTTAAGTTATTAGATGTAAAACTTCCTACACTTAATGCTTCATCTGCATCGGCAAAATATCCTTTGGCTTGCCCTGTAACAGGCACAACCCATGTACACAAATCAGATAACTCTGGTCTATAATATTGATCATAGTAAAATGATTTTAAAGATTGTGATGATATGATAGGCTCTAACTGATTTTTAATAGCTGCAAATATTTCATTTCTATTTGTAAAACTAAATTCAAAACTCTGTTCATTGGTGTTTTGATATAGTATTCCGTCTGCTGCAAATATATTTGTTTTACTATACTTTCCGCTTAGTCAAAATATTTGCTTACTCCACTGCTTACTCTGTTTACACTTTTAACTTTTATTACATCACTTCCTAAGGTTAAAGGAGCAATATTATAATCTTCAGCAGTTACCATTCTATTCTGAATATAATAACTTTGAGGAGCTTTATTTTGAATACTTACATTTGATTCTGTGGCAGTTCCGTTATTAACTGTATATTGTAAAGCAAGAGTAAATGTTAGAGTATGACTTTGACCTAACTTATTAAAATATGGAACCTCTACTACTATTCCTGACATTTGCTCAGGTTTTATACTGTAGGTTAAACCATTACTCTGTCTATAAAATAATCTAAATGTGCCTTTAGGTAAATTACCAAAGTTGCCATCTGCAAAGTTTAAATCTATTTGATCTCTATCTCGTGTGGCAACAGAATAAATGTTTCTTTCGTTTTTATCTAAGCTGTTATATATAACATTGTTGCCTATTAGATCTTGAACTTTGGTCCATAAAGTATTATAGTTGCCGTCTTGGTCTAACTGCCATAACCATATATCAGTGTTATTAATATTATCAGTGTTAATACCTACTATTTCATTGGCAACAGGATTGTCTATGCTAAAGTTGCTTAGAGCTAGTTCACCTTGTCTAAAATGTGCAAAAAATCCTGTGTTGGGACTACCTGATCCTTGATTATCATTTTTATAAACAAAGGAAAATGTAGCACCTGGTCGAGGCGCTTCTTCATATATTGATGTCTTACCACTAAAACTACAAGGAACTATTTCAAAGTTCATTGATGTTCCGTTAATATTTTTAGCGAAGGAAAAAACTGGAATATCTCTATTACTACTATTGATCCTATATTGTTCTGTCAATATACCATCTATAGTTTTTCTATCATAAGGCTTACCAAAAGCAAATGAACCCGCCATAGAACTATTAAGGATCGTTATAAATTGTCCATACCAGTTTACATTGGTAGAATCATTCCATCCTACTGTTACATTAGCTAGGTTTATACCATTACTATCTATAACATTATCTGTAGTCGATACCGCAGTGATTTTTAGGAAACCAGAACCTGCAACATTTCTACTAGGAACATAACTTATTAACTGTGCTAGTCTTAGAATACTATCTCTACGTTGAGCAGTTTCTATAAAGTTTTCTCTAGCATTTAGGTCAATCCTAAAACTTAGATTTTGCCCCAAGTAAGCTATTAGGTCAATAAGTGCAATGTATTCACTGCTATCAATAAAATCATTGAAGTCCTCAGGATAGTTTTCCTGAAGATACTGTATCATTGTACGTCTTAGTGTTTCAAAATCATAACTTTGAAAGTCGGCATTGCGAAAGGATTGGTATATTTTTTTCCAATCTTCAGTTACAAGCAGTTTGTTATTGGTAGCAGGTATCATAATAATGTAGTTTATACCTTATTTATTTGGGCTATAAACATGGTATATTATTGAACAGCCAAGCCAATTTTCTGATCAAACACTAGTTTCATATTAGTGCTCTGATCTGTGCCGTTCAATAATAAAGTAATTTCCAAAATATAACCATTTTCGTATTCTGTAAGATCAAGTTGGGTAGGTGTAACTCGAGGATCACTTGTACAAATAGTGCTGATATCCTGTTTTAGAATATCACGAGTTTCTTCAGTTAACGGCTCCATTATCAAATCCCATATAACACTTCCAAACTCAGGATTCATTAATCTTTCTCCTTTTTTAGTTTTGAAGTGATTGATTATATCCTGTTTTATGAGATCCAAATCAAATAATTGTACATTTGTCACGGACGCAACAGTGCTATAACCCTTATAAAAATGACTTTTCTTTTTAGGTTGTTGTGAAACTGTCTTGCCTGAACTGATTTCTATTGTCTTATAAGCCATGTTTATATTTATTTTAAGTTTTTTGAGCTTTTCTTGCTTCGTAGTTTGCTATTTCCTGTCTGACATAACTAAGGTGCTGCTTTACTTTTACCGCAGCATCAGCTTTTGTTACATATCCTTTGCCTTCTTTGTCTAATGGATTGACAGCATATTCGGCAGATCCTGCTCTAAACAAAACATAATCATTAGGCTTACCTACTGCTACCGGATAAAGTATAGCCATGTATAAATCTTCTATCTTAGGACCGGACACTCTAGCTAATGGGCCAGCTTTGAAATATTTAGACACCCAATCCATCTGCTGTGTTCTTGTTAATCCAGCAAGAAACTGTGTGGTAGTTCCTAACGAACGTGCTGTGCTAGCCATAAACTGTATAAGTCCTGTAGCACTAGACTTAGGATTACGCTTGGCAGGATCAAATGTTCTGCCTGTTTCAAATGACATACAGGCTAATAAGTCGATATAATCACAACCTAACGCACCTGCTACAGATTTTACCTTGTTTATAAAATCTTCATCCTTTGCCCATTCACTAGGTTGACCAGCGTTAGGTGTAGGTAATGGTTGGTTGCTAGTAGTTTCATTGGTCGTGCCTGCATAGCTATCAGTATTACCTTTGCTAAAACGTTCTTTATTGATGCTTTCATGTTGCGGCCAAGGTTCGTGGGTAGGAAC